TTACAAGCGCAACCAGGTGGAAGAGGCGATCTGCCGGACGTTCAGCGCAGAGGGTGCCCGAGCTGTTGAACTTAAGTTGCGCTTGAAGCGTCTACTGGTAACCGACCGGCGCGCGGGTCGTGGCAAACGCACGCCAGAGAATCCGAAGCGCCACTTTGCCTTTTACAGCCACGGGGCACCAGGGTCAGGCGTCGAGGTCATGTTCTCGGCGTACGAGGTGTTCGCGCTATTGACGGGACTATTGATGCTTGAACACGGAATTCCACAGGCGACGGTCGTCAGCATTCTGCGCCAGCTCCGCTCGGATCTTGAGCGCGCGCACCGCGAGACTTTGAGAAAAGATCCGCGGCTGTTGTTTGATCCGCACGCTGTTCAAGCAATGGCAAGACGCGGCATGATCGCGGTCGACAACACGGCGCCGATATTCCTAGTTTTTGTAAAGCTTTCTGGTTCGACTGCCGAGTGCGTAGATGAGCTGATAACGGTATGTGAAGGGCATGATGCAATGAACTCGTTCATCCAGAAGCATTCTGCCGCGGGTCTCGGCGCAACGTTTTTTGAGCTTGTCAGTCTCATGCACCGGCTGTCGACCAACCTTGTGAAAACCCGTCCCGTCAAACGGGGCCGGTCTACGATCTAACGCCGATGTGAAAATGACGAGAACCATCAACCGAAACTGCGATGATTTAAAGTGCCACGAAATACCTCAATAGGTCAGAAGGAGGCGTGATCATGCGCAAGAAAAAACCCTCATCGAACTCCTACGACGTAGGCTACGGCCGCCCGCCCAAGAAGTTCCGGTTCAAGCGAGGCAAGAGCGGCAATCCCTCTGGGAAGCGCAGGAAAGCGTCGGCGCCCGATCTCAAGGCGCAGCTGCAGAGCGCACTCAACAAGACGGTGACGATCCGCAGTGGCAAGCACCAGAAGGTAATGAGCAAGGGTGCGGCCGGCATCGACCAGCTGGTTGACCAATTTGCCGCCGGCGATCGCAATGCGCGGCGTGATCTTATTGTCCTCTGCGAAAAGTTCGGCGTCGATCTCACCAACCGCGAAGCCCTTGAAGGCGTGCTCGAGGACGTGCTGACCGCTCAGGACGAGGCCATACTTGCCGATTTCGTAGAGCGCCACGGCGGTCATTACGATCGTCGGGATGACAGTGTCGGCCTCCTGCCGCGGCAAAAATCCAACGGTCCCACCCTCCCCTTAAACGCTTCGAACTCTGCGGCTCTGCCACGCGAGCATTTGGACGAGTGAGTACCACCAGAAAAACCAAGAAAGCCACCTATCGGTAAAAGGAGTAGCGCCATGAGCAACCTGTACATTCCAAAATCGCGAATCGTCGAGGCCGCTTGCCGACGCGATTTTCTGAGCTTCTTTCAGTGGGGCTTTCATGTCCTGGAGCCCGGTTCGACGCTGAACCTGAGCTGGCCTCACTATGCCATGGCCTATCACCTAGATCTTGTGCTGGGCGGCGTAATTAAGCGGCTGGCTATAGTTGCGCCGCCGCGGACGCTTAAATCCCTCATGGCTTCGGTGGCATTCCCGGCCTACGTATTGGGTCGCAATCCCACCAAGCGAGTGATCGGGATCAGTTACGGCTCCGACTTACAAATTACGTTCAGCAATCAATGCCGGGCGATTATCGACACGCCGCGTTATCAGAAACTCTTTCCTAGAACGCGACTATCGAAGAACACGGAGACCGAATTTCATACCACGCAGGGGGGATATCGCTATGCGAGATCAGCCGAAGGAAGCCTCACGGGGATCGGAGGGCACATTCTAATCCTCGATGATTTTCAAAAGCCGCTGGATGTACTCTCGGAAGCGAGGCGAACCTCAACCAACAGCCTTTATTACAGCACCGTGGCGTCGCGCATCAATAACCAGCACACCGGAGCGATCGTGGCCGTCGGACAACGCCTCCACCCCGATGACTACATCGGTATGCTGTTGCGCTCAGGAGAAGATTGGACGTTGCTCAGCCTTCCCGCGATTGCTGAGAAGGAGGAACAAATTCCGATCGGACCGGGCCGCTACCATGTGCGCCGCGTCGGCGACCTCCTTCATCCGCAGCAACAGTCGCGCGAGTTTCTCGAGGCGCTTCGTTCCCAAGACCCCGAAACCTATGCCGCTCAATATCAGCAAAGTCCGATCCCACCTGGCGGCTTCATGATCAAACGGGACCAGATTCAGTATTGTGATGAGCTGCCGAGGAGGGCCTCATCGTCAGTGTACTTTCAAAGTTGGGATATTGCCTCAAAGCCCGGTGAGTCGAACGCAAGGTCGGCATGCGTGGACTTCCTGGTTCAAGAAAACAAGTATTTTATTGCGCATGCATTGGTGGGCCAATGGGAGTACCCTGATTTGAGGCAGCAGGTGCTCTCCCGTGCAGCTGAGCAAAAACCAAATGTGATCTTGATCGAAGACGCGGGACTGGGAACAGGATTGATCGGCGATCTGAAACAAAAGGGACTGCCTATCATTGCTGTTAAACCCGAAGGAGACAAGGTAACTCGTCTGTTGCGCCAAATATCGAAGTTCGCAAATCGTCAAGTGTTCTTGCTCAGAGGCGCGCCCGGGCGAGTGGACCTGGAGAGCGAATTATTTGCTTTTCCAGGCGGCCGGCACAATGACTTGGTCGACGCGCTCACTCAAGGATTGGGCTACAAACACGTGCCTTCCTTATGGACCGATAAGGCGGTGGATAACTATGGAAATCTCCTGTTCGGACTTATGCTCAATGGCGGAGGGCGCTAGGCCATAACCCGTCGAAATCGATCACAGCGAGGTTTTCGCAGCAACTGATAGGGCTCGTGAAGTAAATAAAATAGTCGCCGGCATGACGGGTACAGAGATCGAGGTGTTCGGCTATCGCGGCATGAAGGAATACGAGATCGCCTTCGACGGCTTCGTCGTGAAGGCGGAGTATCTCTTGGGCGGCGGCGAAGGGCTCGGCTTCAAGCAGCTGATGGCGACCTTCGAATCCGCGCGCATCCAGACCGCGGCGCGCGCCATCGGCGTGGCGCAATCGGCGCTCGAAGACGCGCTCGGCTATGCGTCGAACGCGTGCAGTTCGGCGAGCTGATCGCCATTTTCCCGCGCGTCGCCGACAAGATCGCCATGATGGCGGTCGAGATCATGATCGCGCGTCATCACCTGTTATGCGGCGCGGCATAAGGATGTCGGCGGCTTCGAAGGCGCGGCGCACTGCCAAATCGTTGGCCGTTGTCATCGATGTCTCTTCGTTTGCGAGCTCAGCACGACGGATTGTTGTGACGCTTAAAGACGTCTGGCGGGCGAGATCTTCCGCGCTCCACCGGACGAGGGCGCGGGCAGCCCTGATTTGGGCACTAGTTAGAAGCTTTGATGCCATATTGACGTATTACATCTATATGCTATGTTTCATTCCATATGGAATGTTTAAGAAGGCCCCGAATCCCAGCAAACGCCATTTTTAACCCCGGAGAAAGTCGTGAAGTCAAATGTGTGGACAAAACCGGATGAGGGTCGCCGCTCCTTCATCGGCGGCTCGGACGCCCGGATCATTGTGGGCGATGACGAGGCCGCCCTGCTGCGGCTGTGGCAGGAAAAACGCGGCGAAGTCGCGCCGGAGGACCTGTCCGGCAATCTGATTGTGCAACTCGGTCTCGCCACCGAGAAGCTTAACCGACGCTGGTACCAGGCTAATACTGGGCGGATCGTCACGGACGTCCAGCAATGGGTCCGCCATCCGACCCTTCGCTGGATGGCCGCGACCCTGGACGGTCGTGTCGAAGGCTGCGATGTTTTCGAGAGCAAGTTCATGCTGCCGTGGTCGTTCTCGGAGGAGGGCGCGGCCGAAAAATACATGCCGCAGCTGCAGCACAACATGTGGATCGTTGCGGCTAGAGCTGCGGTCCTTTCGGTGATTACCGGTGGCGGCAAGTGGGTTGAAATCAAAACCCATGCCGATCCGCTTTACCAGCATCTGATCGTCACCGCCGAGAGGAAATTCTGGCGCTGCGTCGAGAATGGCGAGCCACCGCAATTGTTCGGCGTCGAACCGCCAAAACCGCGCATCGAGGCCATCCGCATCGTCGACATGAGCACCTCCAATGCCTGGGCCGAATTCGCCGGCATCTTTGCCCGCACCCGGGACGCCCACCTCGAACACGAACAGGCGAAGGCCGAGTTGAAAAGCCTAATGCCGGAGGACGCCAAGGAGGCGATCGGCCATGGCATCCGGGCCAAGCGCTCGAAATCCGGCGCGGTCAGTTTCGATCTCCAGAGCGAGGAGGGCAGCCATGCAGCGGTCCAGTGAAACCATCGGAACAATCGCTGCGGCGCTGGCCAAAGCGCAGGCCGAGCTCGTCAATCCCGAGAAATCGCTCGTAGCGACGATCCGGCCGGACGGCCATGGCGCGGCCGAACGCTCGTTCCGCTATGCCCCGCTGTCGAGCGGGCTCGACATCGTGCGCAAGACCTTGAGCCAACATGAGATCGCCACGGTGCAGACCACGGCGATCGACCAGGCGGCCGGCATCGTCAATCTCACGACCATGCTGGCGCATTCTTCGGGGGAATGGATCGCCTCGGACTGGCCGGTCTGCGCCATAGCCGAGACCGCGAGGCCGCATCGGATGGGAGCGGCCCTGACCTATGCCCGGCGCTATGCCCTGTTCACATTGGTTGGGATTGCCGGGGAAGACGACATCGACGCTCCCGATCTCCTCGCACCGATGCCTCCGGAATCCGGAGCTGAGAAGCCCGCGCCGGATAAGCATGGCCGCCTGAACGGCGGTCGAGGTCATTCCGCCCAACAAATCCCGGGAAGTCGCCGCGCCAAAGCTGTCTCGAATCCCGGCAAACCAATCCTCGCC